CTTTTGGAATCGAAGGATATTAATCGTATCTACCCCGACAATTAAGGGGGCTAGTAGAATAGAATATTGGTTTGAGAAGAGTGACCAAAGGCGGTATTTTGTCCCCTGCCCCCACTGCGGACAAGAACAGTATTTAAAATGGCGGCAAGTGCAATGGGAAAAAAATCATCCAGAGACGGCTTGGTATGAGTGCGAGGCGTGCCAAGGCAAAATCGAGAACGGCGACAAACCCGACCTGCTCAAGCGGGGGAGGTGGGTAGCTACAGCGGAAAGCAATATTGCAGGATTCCATCTTAATGAACTGTATTCTCCGTGGAGAAAATTTGGGGAAGTCGTAACTGACTTTATCAAAGCCAAAGACAACCCCGAGTTACTTAAAGTCTGGACTAATACCAGTTTAGGCGAAACCTTTGAGGAGCAAGAGGGGAATCAATTAGAATGGCACATGCTTGCCGCCCGAGCAGAACCCTATCAAGTCTTGACCGTACCAGAGGGCGGGTTGCTGCTGACGGCGGGGGTAGATGTGCAAGCCGATAGGCTGGCGGTGGCAGTATGGGCTTTTGGGGAGGGAGAGGAAAGCTGGCTGATTTACTGGATTGAACTCTATGGCGACCCAGAGGCAGAGGAGGTCTGGAAGCAATTGGATTTAATCCTAGATGGCGATTATCACCATGCCCTAGGATTTGACCTAAAAATTACCGCCGCCGCAATTGATACGGGCTTTAAGCCGCAAGCCGTCTATAACTATGTTCGGAATTCAGCTAAAAACCTTTTTGCCGTAAAGGGAATGAGTACCCCAGGACGACCTATTTTAGGAACTCCTACTTACCAAGAAGTCAACTATAAAGGGCAGAAAATTAAAAAAGGGGTTAGGTTGTGGCCGATAGGAACTGACGTAATTAAGGGAATCTTCTACGGGCGGCTCAGGATTACTGTCAAGGGGGCGGGTTACGTGCATTTTCCTTTGGGAATACCAGAGGAATTTTACGATCAGCTAACCGCAGAAAAGCAGATTACTCGCTATGTGAAAGGGTATCCTAAGCAAGAGTGGATTAAAGTTAAGAAACGTAACGAAGCCCTTGACGCTCTTGTCTATGCCTATGCTGCTGCGGTTGGGGCGGGGTTAGCTCGGTATAATTTTAAAGCTGTACTTAATAGTCTGGTTTCTAAAGACAAAGAACCCGAAGTCCAACCCGAGACGCCTAAGAAGTGGATTAATGCTAATCGCTCTAGAAATAATTTTGCTCAGAGATGGTAAGCAAGATGTTAAGCTAAAATAAACAGGTGTATTATTATGCTGTTAAACATTCCCTTTCAAATTGTTGTCGGCGATCACGTTGCGTGGATATCTAGGGATATTTTTATTACTGATGCGCAGGGCAAAGCAATAACCCTTGACCCTGCCGTAGATACTTTGACTTGGAAATTTGGTAGAGAGGGGGATGATTTTCAGGTAATCTCAACACAATCAGATAGCGACTTTTTGACTGTCCTTGATAGTGCCACTACCCAAGCCCTGAGCGCAGGAGACTACTACTACCACCTTCACGCCACAGTAGGAGGGTACACTAAATTTATTTTTGCTGGCACGCTAAAAGTAGTTGCTGAAATTTCCGACACCACCGATGCCCGAACAAGTACACAAAAACTTTTAGACGCAGTTAACGCAGCTATCCAAACAATCCTAGACGGTGGGGCTGTGCAATCCTACAGCATTAAAGGGAGAAATCTTGCTAGAATGAGTATGAGTGAATTGATGTCCGTTCGCGACCAGTTAAAGGTAGAACTATCTAGAGAAAAAGCCGCCGAAAGCCTTGCCCAAGGGTTTGGAGATTCAAGAAAGTTATACGTGAGGTTTAGGTAGATGAGTTTGTGGGATTGGTTAAGAGGAGGAAGAAAAGAAAAACCTAAAACCCGAGCTTATCAAGGGGCAGTATTTAATCGGCTTAATTCTGATTGGCTGGTTTCTGGTGCCTCTGCCGATTCCGAAATTCTAACCGCCCTGCGCCCCTTAAGAAATCGAAGCCGCGACCTTTGCCGCAACAACGATTACGCTAAAGGAGCGGTGCGCACCATTGTCAACAACGTAGTTGGGCAGGGGATTAAACTCCAGTCTCAAGTAAGAAAACAACGTGGCCAAGCCTATGATGACCGTATTAACGAATTAATTGAAGAGGCTTGGCTGGAGTGGAACGACGCTTATTATTGCCACACCGCAGGTCGGTTGTGCTTTAGTGATATTGAGAGATTAGTAATGCGCTCCCTAGTAGAATCGGGAGAAGTTTTAATCAGGATTGTAAAAAAGTCTTTTTGGGGTAGCCCAGTGCCTCTGGCTCTAGAAATAATTGAAGCCGACCAACTTTGTGACGATTACTCAGTCGGGCAGGGAACGGTAGGGAAAATCAGGATGGGGGTAGAGGTAGATGATTGGCAAAGACCGCTTGCCTATTGGCTTTACCCGTATCATCCAGGGGATTACCAATTTAGTCAAAGCTACGCCGATAGTCGATTGCTCCGAATCCCTGCTGAGGAGATTTTGCACTTGTTTTTGTGCGATCGCCCAGGGCAAACCCGAGGGATTCCGTGGTTTCACGCCGCTTTGATGCGAATGCGAAATATGGGGGGCTACGAAGAAGCCGAACTAATTGCCGCCCGAGCGCAAGCAGCCGTAATGGGATTTATCCAAACTTCGGATGGCGATACTTTATCCCAAGGGGTTGAAGCGGGCAATCGATTGTACAATTTGGAACCTGGGGCTATAGAAATTTTAGCCCCAGGGGAGACTTTTTCGGGATTTGCCCCGACCAGACCTAATCAGGGTTTTGACCCGTTTGTAAGAATGATGCTGCGCGGTGTTGCGGCAAGTCTCGGGCTTTCTTACGAAAGTTTAAGCCGCGACTACTCGAATACTTCGTATTCTTCAGCCCGGACAAGTTTAATTGAGGAGCGCGATAACTATAGAATTTTGCAGGATTGGCTAATCAAAAACCTGCACAAAAGGATTTATAAAATCTGGTTGCAGACCGCCGTTTTGTCGGGGCGGCTTGCCCTAAAAAATTATGACTTGAACCCTGCCCACTACCACAGAGAAAAGTTTACGGCGAGGGGGTGGCAGTGGGTCGACCCGCAAAATGAGGTAGCTGCGCACAAGGAGGCCATAAAAGCAGGATTTACCTCTATCACGCAGGTAATCGCCCAAACTGGGGGCGATTTAGAGGATATTCTTAAAGAGCGCCGCAGGGAATTAGATTTAGCCGAAACCTTAGAACTCGGATTTGATACGACCATCGCCGCAGGGGGAGAAGAGGAGCAGCCAGCCGAAGGGGAGGAATCGGCACCCATCGCCGAAGGATTAACCCCTCTCCGCTCTTACAAACGGGCAATTAGGGCTAAACAGTGCAAAAAAGGGATTAGTTGCGGAAATGCCTGTATTGCTAAGGATAGGGTTTGCAAGCAGTCATTACCCCCTGAACAAAAAGAAAATAAAAAGAAATTAGTTAAAAAGCTCGCTAAAAAACCTCTAGTTTACAAATCGACTAAAAAAGCTGGCACTATAACAGAAATCGATCCTGCAGAAATTTTAGTAGATCCCAAACGATTTCAATATAAAATTATCGGAGAACAGACCGCTACTGGCTCGGTGGGTAGTTTAGCAGGTGTCAGAAAATACGATCCCAACCTAGCGGGTATCTTGCAGGTGTGGCAAGATCCAGCGGACGGCAAAACCTACGTAGTCAACGGGCATAACAGGTTAGATTTAGCTAAAAAACTCGGGGCGGAAAAGGTAGCTGTACGCTACTTGGATGTTGCCTCAGACAAAGAAGCCCGAGCGGTCGGGGCTATAACCAATATTGCCGAGGGGCGAGGTACCGCTTTAGACGCGGCTAAGTTTTTTAAGGATACTGGGTTAACCCGAGAAGATTTGAATAAAAAAGGCATTCCTATGCGTGAAGCTGTAGCGGAGGACGGGATAAGGTTAGCCCAACTAGAAGCCAGTCTATTTAGGCGGGTTATTGACGGCGAAATCAGCTTAAATCAAGGGGCAATTATTGGAGGCTCTGGTTTAGATAGCCCTAAACAAAAAGCGTTGTGGGAACTGGCAGAAAAAGAGGGTAAACGTAGGAACGTCTCTGATATTTTCCTGAAAGAGCTTGCAGATACTGTAAAATCTTCAGAAGAGTCTATCTCTTTTGAAACCGATTTATTTGGTAATTATGAGATAGTTGGCTCTACAGCTATTGAAAAATCACACTTGCAAGCCCAAGTCAAAAAAAGATTGGCACGGGAAAAACGGTTGTTTGGGGTAGTAGCAAAGTCGAAAGCCGCGACTGAGCTACAGAAGGCAGGAAATTTAATCAACCAAACAGCAAGCAAAGAAATTTCTAAGGAAGCCGCGACAACCTTACAGATTTTTGATCAACTCAAAAACCTATCGGGACCAATCTCAAAAACCTTAAACGATGGGGCAGATAGAATACTTAAGGGGGAATCAGCTAAAAAAGTTGAAGATGAGATTTTTGAAGAAATTAAAAAATTAGTAATTATGGAGGTTAAGTGATGTTAGAGATATTGACTCCTCAAGAAAAAGCCCGCGTGTTGGACGAACTTAAATATGCTAGTTTTACGGGTAATTTACAGTATGTTTCCGAAGAAAATAAAACAGCGGCTTTAGATAGAGGGTTTACTTTAGTACCTGAATTTTTTAGGACTCAAAAAGCGAAGAACTGCAAAAAAGGGATTAGTTGCGGTAACGCCTGTATTGCTGCTACTAAAACCTGCAGAAAGACTTTAGACGCTACGGCAAAGAAAACCAAGGAAACCCTTAAGAAAAAAATCAGCAATAAGAAGCCTATCCCTGAACCTGAACTTACTTCTACCACTACAGGCTACGCTGGTATAGACCGAGCAGATTTTAGACAAGTATTAGCCCTTGGGAAAGAAATACTTGATAAAGCCGTTCCTAAAGACGAGAAGGCGCGGGAAGCTCTCCTTGCGGAGGTTATTGCTGAAGAAGAGGCAGCAAAAGAGGCTCTAGCTGAGTACGATAAGAAAAAAGGCAAGAAGAAAAAAGCTGCTTTTGAGTTTGACGTGGATTTTGATAGGCTAGAGCTTAATGATAGATTATGGAATGCTCAACAACGGCGCAGCAACTACCTTGACGAGGTTGCCTATGAAAATGTTTTGAAGGAATTAAAAGCGCGGGTAGCGAGCCGCTCAAGCGAAACCCCAGAGGAATTAGTTAATAAGATTAGAATTGTAGATAGTAAAAAAGATGACCCATTTTCCCCTGACGAATCTGACGTTAAGACCGTTCGGGGACATTTGAATGATATTTATGCGTTGACGGGTGAGATAGCCACTTTAGAAACTGTAGAGTTTCAAGAGAAAAGACCTCATGCCGACAGTAAAAACAATTTAATTGCTTTACAAAAAGCTGATGAACGAGGAGCAATCTTTCACGAAGTTGCCCATCATCTTGAATTTGACGATGAGGCGACTTTAAAAGCAGCGTCTGATTGGAGAAATTCTAGATTTAACACACCGATAACTTTCCCGACTGAAATAATGCCCGAAAAATTAAGTGTAATAACCAATAACAACGGCTATGATGATGATGAGTTAGCCTACCGAGACAAATTTACGAATGCCTACGTAGGTAAAGTGTATGGGACAAAATTAAGTCAATACTACAACGATGGCAGCATTAAAGAGGTATTTTTAGACGGCGATGGGGCAAGACTTTTTAGCACTGAAGTGACTTCTATGGGAGTACAAAGTTTAGCGAGCTTTAAAGATTTTAATGAGTTAAAAAGAGTAGACAGGGAACACCTAGAGCTTGTAATTGGCATTTTAGCCGCTAGAGGGCAGAAGCCGCCTAAATAAGGGATGACAAAGGGCAAAGTCTGTGATACCATACAGATAACATCAGAGGAAAATTAATGCTAGTAACTTTAAGCTACAACGATTTGCAAGACGTAATTGTGACTTTAACCACCGAACACGATGACCCCCAACAGGAAACTGGTGTAATCTTCAAAGTAAAACCGCCTGAAGCGGAGAAACTTATTCTTGCAAAGCTAAAGCAGGAAGAAGAGGGTCTTTACGGCCATTACGGACACCTAATAAATTTTAAGAGAGTTACCAATCTAGACCTACAGGCTGCTATGCCGAATTTAAAGGCCTTTACCCTAATCTCTATTAATCCAGAAATGAAAGCAGACTCCGATTTTCCCCCTAAAGGAGCAGTGTCATGACTGAAGAACAACAGCTTAATCTTGAAATTGTCGAGTCTGTATATAAGGATGGGGTTGACGCTATTGGTGTCCCTTTATTGGACGAAGATGGGAATATCGTGAATAAATTCCAAGATGGAAACAAGGTTCTTAATGTAAAAATCTATCCAGATCGAGATGCAAATGATATTGAGATATGGATGGAAAATCCTGAAGTCGCATAGTACGGGCTAACTAAAAAAGGAAATGAAAAATATCCGTGGAATTACGGATGTTTATTGTATTGATGCAAGCTATGTTAATAACAGAAAGGGGAAAACAAACGCCACAAAATCCCCACTACACGCTACAGAGGTAAATTAAAATGCTTTTCCAAAATAAAATCAACCAACTCAACACGAAAGTTTCCGAAATCAACGCAACTATTGAAGATTTAAGCCGCCAAATAGAAGCCCTACGGGAGCAAAAATTAGCTCTAGAAACCCATCTTCAAGAGTTAGGCAGTGCCGAAAATGCTGCTGAATCTGCCCTAGTTCAAGTCCAAACCGCTATCAGTATGATTCAGGCGATTAGTCCTGACCAGATTGCCACCTTTAAAGATGCAATAACCGCGCTGTTCAATACCAAATTACCAATCCTCCCCCCTGTCACCCCTGATCCTGAACCTGAGAACCCCACCCTTAAAGAAAATACCATAATTCTTGAACCAACCCTAGAAAATATGGTAGAGGATGACAGCCCCACCATTGCTGACCTACTGAAAGAGGAGTACACCAAAACCACCACTAACGGACATCCTGCGTGGATTAAACGCCTAAGCGTAGCCAAACTGCAGAAGCTGTGCCAAGAGCGTAAACTTGACAGTAATGGCACAAAAGCCGAGCTTATAACCCGTCTTGTTGACTGGGGGCTTCTACAAGCTGACGTAGTAATCTCAACCGTTAGTAAATAGTAGTAATGCCCCCTACGGGGGGCTTAAGGAAAAAAAATAAAATTTGGAATTTGTTTTGCAGTTGTCTTGTTCGTTTCGACTATCCTTTTCCCTGTATCCCCCGCCTCAGCAATCGATTATAATATTTTTAGGTGCTGCCCCTTTTGCGGAGGGCTAACGGAAAGATAATATTAAAAATAGGATTAAGATAGAAGTATCTCAATCTTATTTTTTTATCTATGGAAAATTATTTTACCCGCTATCAAAAAATTACTCCACAAACCGACTCGGATCGTCTGACTTTTTCTTTCTCCTCAGAAACCCCCGTTAACCGGGGGATTGGTAACGAAATTCTTTCTCACAGCCCCGAGGCAGTTAATTTAGAGCGGTGCCAAAACGCGCCTTTGCTCTGGAATCACAACTGGGACAAGGTGTTAGGTAAAGTCGAAAAGGTTTGGATAGAACGGGGAAAAGGATATTGTGAAGTACGGTGGTCTAAATCTGAGCAAGCCCAAGCCGTCAGAGCCGAAGTTGAGGACGGGATTATCTCAAACGTCTCCTTGGGGTACTCGGTAGAAACTGTACGAGATGGAGTCCCAGAGAGAGGCAGCTATACCGTAACTCGGTGGACTCCTTACGAAATTTCCTTAGTAGCAGTACCTGCTGATCCTACTGTGGGGATCAATCGCGTTTTTCTTGCTAATATGGAACATAGGAACTTTAAAGGAATTTATATGGAAACAACGCTAGACAAAAGCGACATTATACGTCAAGAACGGGAAAGGGTACAGGCGATTACAAATGCGTGTACTCGCCACGGATTTAAGGATTTAATTGAACCCTTGATAGAAGGGGGTAAATCGATAGAAGAGGTAAGATCCATTATCCTTGACCGTCTCAGCAACGCCCAAACCCCTGTAGCGCAAGGCGTTGACCCCCTAGGCCTATCTGCTAAGGAGGAAAAAACCTACAGTATTGTTCGGGCGATTAATGCGGCCATTAATAACGACTGGTCTAAAGCAGGATTTGAGAGAGAATGCAGTCAGGAGATCGCCCAACGTGCTAACAGAGAACCCAAGGGCTTTTACGTCCCCACGCGTGATTTAAAGTACCGCGCTCCCTACGCAGTAGGGGCGCCAGAAACTGGAGGTAATTTAGTTCAAACGGATTTACTCGCCCAAAACTTTATCGAGCTTTTAAGGAACAAAGCTATGGTAATTCAGGCAGGGGCAATGATGCTTACTGGACTTCAAGGTCCTGTAGCCATCCCTAAGCAAGCCACCTCCACAACCGTGTACTGGGTAGATGAAGGCGAGGCAATTACTCAAAGTGAGGCAACGTTTACCCACGTTACCTTAAAACCAAAAACGGTGGGCGTTTTATCCGAATTTAGCCGCTTGATGTTACTACAGCCCTCAATCGATATTGAGCAATTTATCAGAAATGATTTCGCTCGAATTATGGCGATTGGTATCGATTCAGCTGCTATTGCTGGTACAGCAGTTGATAACCAACCAAGGGGGATTTTGAATACTTCGGGTATTGGCTCAGTAGCTCTCGGTACTAATGGCGGTGTACCTACGTGGCAAAGCATCGTTAATTTAAAAAGAGAAATTGCAATAGATAATGCCGATACTACAGCCATGCGCTTTATGGCTAATCCTGCGGTTGAAGCCAAGCTCATGACGACTCCTAAGCAATCCTCGGGGATAGAGGGGAACTTTATCCTAGCAGACCCAGGGACTAGCCTTTGTGGTTATCCGTTTCTCTCTACTAATCAAGTACCTTCTAACCTAACTAAAGGTTCTGGGACTAACCTCAGTGCTTTAATTCTTGGGACGTGGAGTGATTTAATTATTGGTGAGTGGGGCGTGCTAGAAATCTTGGCGAACCCCTACGGGGCAGGGTATGCCGCTGGTAATGTGACCATTCGCGCAATGCAGACAATAGACATCGCTGTGCGCTATCCCCAAAGTTTTGCCGCTATTACCGACATGACTACTACCTAATCATGAAAAAAGTCAGAGTTAGAAAAAACTTCAACGTTCAACTTGCCCCAACTCGTATTTTTGCCGAGGGTGTAGAATTTGATTGTACATCCGAGGAATACGATTTAATTGCCCATCAAGTTGAATTAATTGTCAAAAATACTAAAGCATCGTCTGAAACACTATGAAAAAATACATTGTTCTTACAACGATCAGTCACCTAGGCAAAATCTATGAGCCAGGCTCTATTATTGAGTTAGATTCCAGTACAGCGGAATACCACGGTAAAGCTCTCAAGCTAGAAAACTCTGAAGACGAAGGCGAAAAGTTGCCTGAAATTAACGAAAACATTAAAAGATTAAACACCCAAATAGAAGCCCTACGGGAGCAAAAACTAACTCTAGAAATTCAGCTTAAAGAGTTAGGCAGTGCCGAAAATGCTGCTGAATCAGCTTTACTGCAAGTCCAGACCGCTATCAATATGATTCAGGCGATTAGTCCTGACCAAATTACTGCCTTTAAAGATAAAATAACCGCGCTGTTCAATTGAAAATGGACGAAAATTTAGACGTGTTTTTTCGGCTTTCTGATTTCGCTGTAGAGGCAACTCTAGCCAGCGAAGTCAAAATCAACGGAATTTTTGACCAAGAGTTCCTAGCTATGGAGATGGGTGCCGAGGGCAGGAATATTACGTTTACAGGAAAAACCTCTGACTTTACTGGGCTACGCCACGGCGACACAATTACGATTGCAACAATTCTCTATAAAATAGTCGGAATAGAACCGCAAGGGGATGGAAAAATAACCGACCTAATATTAAAGTTATGATTAAAAAAACTTTTTTAGAACTTATTCTCAGTCAACTTCAAACAATAACTACAGCTAACGGATATTTAACCGACATTGGCTTAGACGCTGCCTACGCAAGGGATATAAATCAAGAGTGGGACACCGAAGGGGTGACTTTCAGAGATTTTAACTGCAATATTACAGAAAATAATACTTTCCACGAATACGATGTAGAAATAGAAATAGAAGCTATAACTTTTGCCGACAACCTGATAGAAGCAGGGTGTAATTTAGAGGAAGATTTGATTAAGCTGGTAAGTAAAAATCTAAATTGGACGAAGGTAGACGCTATGATAACGGCGTTCGTCCCGAGCGGCTCTATTGTCAAGTCTTTTCAGACCGCAGGACGCAGCGCGGTCAGTGTAATTTTAAATTTAGCGGTACAGTATAGAATACCAAAGTGGTCTGTAGGGTAGAATTGAGTAAATACTTACTAGGATTAATGCTGTGCAAAACTACTATTTTAGAGGACAGGGAAAAGTTTACTTCGCCAATCTATCGAGTTCGGACGTTGTAGAGAGTGGGTTTCGGTTTATTGGGAACGTCCCGCAGTTGATGCTCGGACTAGAAACCCAACCTGCCGAACACCGCGAAAGCACCTCGGGAAGGCAATCAGTAGATTTAATAATCGATAATGTGTTGAGTGGCAATATTAAAATGAGACTTGAAGATTTTTCTAAAGAAAATTTTGCTCTGGCATCATTTGGTACAGCCAGCATAATTACTGGAGGAACGACAACCTCTGAGCCGATTGTCGCTAAGTTAGGGTTTTCCGTACCCCTCAAAAATATCAACTTGACGGAATTTACCAGCCTAAGAATTCAAAACGGCATTATCCAAACCATTGCAGCCACGGGTAACTATTTGGTAAATCTAAACTCGGGCATGATAACTTTTGAAGCTACCCCCGCCAGTTCCGCACTAGTTAATAATGCTACGTGCCTGTGTACGTATACCTATGGTTCGCACAAAAAAATAACAGGTTTCACCGAGACAAGAAAAAATTATTATCTCAGATTTGAAGGGCTGAACACAGTGGATTCTGACCGCCCCGTAATAGTCGAGGTCTTCAAAGTAACATTTAATCCAATGACTGAATTATCTTTAATTGATACCGAACTATCAGCAATGGACATCGAGGGTGATATGCTGTACTCGAATACGGGTATAGACGGTAATTATTTCCGAGTGCGGTATATTGGATGATTACTCTAGCCGAGCAGAACCGAGCTACGCGTGACTTTTTCCGCTCCGAACTAAAAGGGTTTGAAGCAGCCAATAAAGCCGCCTTACGTTCAACCGCCGCCGCCCTAAAACGAGAAGTAACCAAACAGCTACGAACCTTTAAAAAGGGTCCAAGTTCTAACGGTTCTTTCCAAAAAGCCGTCAAGGTTAAAGAGTTGCCGCCCAAGGGTGGGTTACCTTTAGCCGAAATCGTTAGATTAGGCGTTCCTTTCATGGGTGCTTTTGAAGAAGGCGCGACTATTCAGGGGAAACCTAATTTAATTATTCTTCTTCCCAAGGGGGCGGCTTTAGGATTTAGAAGGATTACTAAAGGTAATACTTGGGCTACGGTATGGAATCGCATTCAAAAAAGAGCCAAAATAATACCTGTAAGCGATGGTCAGGTAATCGCAATCGTGGATAAAACAGGGGCGACAATCCCTATTTATAAAATTCAAAAACAGGTGACTGTTCCCAAAAAATTGAGCTTTTTTGATACAGCCGAAAAACTAGCAAATACAATCCCTAAAGAAATTGCCAGACTTTTAGGAGGAGGCTAAATGAACGATTTAGAAGCTCTTTTCCCAGAGCGACACATTAGAATAGGGGAAACACTTGTTGAAGTTAAACCATTTCGTTTTGGTCACTTTAAAAAGGTACTTGAAATTGTTCAAAGGTATGCTAACGTTTTTGCGTCTGAACCTAACGATTGGGTAAAAGCTTTATTAGCCAACGGAGAAGATGCCATTGAAGCCTTGGTTACCTTGACGTTATTTTGCGTTGACTGCGACCGTGAATGGCTAGACGAATTAGAGGGAGAGGATGCTGTTAATTTATTTTTCAAGGTTTTTGAGGTAAACGCTGATTTTTTCGTCCGCAGGATAACGGCGGGGGCTACCAGCATAGCCACCGCAATCCAGAAGGCTGGGCAATTCTCATCGCCCGACTTATTGCCGCAGGCCACAACTGGAGCGAAATCCAAAACTATAGCCAAGGCCAGTTAAAAGCATTTTTGAAAGCAGCTAATTATCTGGCGACAGAACAACAACTATTTAATTTATCGGCAATTGCCTTGGGAGGACAGGGAACGAGCAAGGATATAAAAAAATACCAAGCCGATTTAACCAAGTACATGGAGCAGTTGAATGGCGCAGAAGACACTGGCGATAAAATACACGACCGAGGGCTACCAACAGGCAATCCAATCGATGCGGGGGGTGGGTTTAGCATTTGACGAAGCCCTAAAAAATGCCCAAGAAGCCGCCAAAGCTGCGGCGCAAGCTGCTCAGGATGCACTGCAATCAGGCGACCAAGCTAAATTTCTGGAAGCGCAAAAAGACCAAGAAGCCGCCGCCAAAAAAGTACGGACGGCTATAAGCAATGCCTATCGAGAGCTACGGGTAAAAAGCACTGCCGAAATAGATGACTTGAAGAAACAGGCAATTAGTGCCTTCAACGCCCTTAAAAATTCAGGGGTGGCTTCTGCTCAGGATATTGCCAACGCTCAAGCCGCCCTGACTAAACGACTAGCAGATTTAGACGGGCAACTTGACCAGACGGGGCAGGGAATGCGAAGCCTTGGGCAACAAACCCAATTGACTACAGGCTTTTTTGCCAACTTTTTTGCCAACCTCGCCACCAATGCGGTGCAGAATTTTATTGGAGCGATTACCAACGGGGTGAATAGCCTCAAAACTGCGGTATATCAGGCAGGGATAGCCACCGAAAATACTAAGGCACAATTAAAAACAATTGAGGGGAGCGCAGAAACGGCTACGGTAGCCTACGAGAAAATTGCTAAGTTTGCCAAGGAGACACCTTTCGAGTTGCAGCAAGTAACAGCTGCCTACGTTAGTTTAGCCAACCGTGGAATCAAGCCAACCGAGGCTGAACTGAGAAAGATTGGAGATTTGGCAGGAAGTCAGCAAAAGGGACTACAGCAATATGTAGAGGCAATCCTAGACGCGATGACGGGGGAAAACGAGCGATTAAAAGAATTCGGTATTCAGGCAGAAAAGTCAGGGGATAAAGTCACTTTCACTTTTAGGGGAATTAAGAAAACGGTAGAGGCAAGCGGTGATGCTATTTATCAAGCCCTTCTAAGTTTTTCCGAGCTAGAGGGTGTTTTTGGGGGCATGAATGAAAGAGCAAAAACTACCGAGGGACAACTTTCCAACCTGACCGATGCCCTGAATCAAATCTATGGGCTTTTATTTGAGGCAATCAAACCCGCCCTTGACGCAGTAATCAAGGTAGCCATCGGGATTCTTGACCCCCTAGGACAGCAAAAGGATTTGTTTGTTGCGATTAAAGAAGAAGCAGAAAAATTCCAGCAGTTTCTACAAAAAAATCCCCAATTGGCTAAAGCCTTAGCCGACCAATTAAAAAACGGGGTGCAGAGTGCGGCGCAAGCGGTAGCGACCACCGCCGAACAAATCCTGAGATTCCTACAGGAGAACCCCACCGCGATTGAGGAGACAATCAAAAACCTGCAAGTGCTTGTCGGGGTAATGGCAGAATTCGTAAAATTGATTAATTCTGCCCTAGAAGGCTGGCGGAAAATAGGGGATTTAATTAAGGTAATCGGGCAGGAAGTCGGTAGCACCCTGTCCCCTCAAAAAATCGAGGAGCAGATTAGGGGGGCAGGAGGAACGGACGCAGATGTAAAAAGGGTTTTAGCCGAGATTCAAACCGAGGTCAGGAAAGGTTCAATTACCGACCAAGCTTTTAATATTGACCGAACTCAAGGGATAGCGAGGCAAGCCCTAGCCGCCGAATTAAGCAGACTCAGGGGGCAGACAATAATAAATGAAAGCTCAGATTTCGGGCTTAGAAATTTAAACACTTTAGAAAAGGCTCGTGCTTCTGCTAGTGCCAGTTCCAAGCAGCAAGCCCTAATCAGAGCAGCAAATAAAATCGGCTTGAAGCCCGAAGAACTTGCCGCCATTATTAGTTTTGAGACGGGTGGGACATTTAACCCTGACAAGGTGGGAGGGGAGGGGAACAGGTATCGGGGATTAATCCAGTTTGGTGCGCCCGAGAGACGCGCCCACGGGGTTTACCCTGGGCAATCCTTTGAGGAGCAGGTAGAGAAATCAGTCGTCAGTTACTTTAAGGAACGCGGCTTTAAGGAGGGGATGGGAGTCCTTGAAGCTTACGCCACGGTGCTTACAGGCAGTCCGAGGGGCAATATTCACGCTAAGGACAAATTCGGTACGAGTGCCTACTCAGCTTTTCAGAATCAGATTGCCGAGGGGAAGCCTCACTATATCAATGCGCAGAAATTTTTAGCGGGGGCGATAATCCCCCAAGCCCAAACCCAAGCCAAACTAAAAGAAGAAGAGGACAAAGAAAAGGCTGAGAAGATTATTGCCGAAGCCCGAAGCCGAAGAGACGAACAAACTAGGCAACGAGAAGAGGCCAGCCGACAGCGACTAGAAGCTGTACAGCGCAGGGAGCTACAGCAATTTGACCTTGGCACGGCCAACCTTCCTTTCCAAGAACGAGAATCAAGGGAGCAACGCCGCGCCGAACTGATCAGGGAGCAACAATTTAAACAGGAAAGCCTAAGAATTGACCAGACCCTCTCCCAACTTCTAGAGGAGAGGAAACGCAAAGAGCAGGATATAAAGGCGGGGCGAGAAGCAACAACAAAAGACCTCTCCCTAGAAATCCAACTGCTCACCGAACGGAAGCAGCAATTAGCGGAAAGCTTCGGGGTAGAAAAACAAATAACCCAAGCCCTAGACGCGCAACGATTAGCTCAGGAAGCCAAAGCCCGAGCAACCGAAAGAACCCGACAAGAACAGGGGCTAGAACTGCAACGATTAGAGCAGGAGCAAGCGTTAAAGGTGAAAGAATTTGACGCGGAAACCGCCCAACTTCCCCAAGGGGGCGAAAAAGACGCTCGGGCTATTCAGAGAGAAGCCCTAGAGAGGCAGCTATCCCTACAAAGGGAATCACTCGCAATTGAACAGGCAATTACTAATCTGCAAACCGAAAGAAAACTAAAACTAACAGGGGAACTCAGCACAGGACGGGATATCACCGCAGAGATTGAACTGCTAGAACTGCGGAAAACCAGACTAGAAGAAACCCAGATACTAGAGGAGCAGATAGCCACCTCTAGCACTGTAGAGGCTATCGCCCAACGAAGTCAAGCTTATACCGAGCAGCTAGAGAGCGTAGAGGAATTAATCTCTGGACTGCAATCCAATCTAGAGCAGCAAGGATTCGAGGAGAGGGCTATCGAGGAAATCGCCGATAAATACGAAAATTATACCGAACAGCTAGACACGGCACGGAAAGCACTTTTAGACCTAATCGAATTTAAGCAATCCCTCGGGCAGGATACCGACCTTGAGGAGGAGCAGCTAGATAATTTAATCCAAAAGTACGAGCAATTAAATCAACTGAGGGGGCAAGAAGAAAACCAAGCAAGAGAGCAAATCAACTTGTTGACCCGACAGCAAAACCTAGACCAGACAAGGGGTTTAGAAGATTTGCAATCTCAAATCGACCTTGGACGTGCTGACAAGTTGAGAAGGCAGGGGGATACCTACGGGGCTGACGCAATTCAAAAAGACGTAGCAATCAGGCAGGAAAATCTACGATTTGAACAGCAAATTCTCGACTTACAAGCTACCTATGGCAACCAACCCGCTTTACTGAACCAGATGATTAGCAAGGCGCGGCAACTAAACGAAATCAACCTTGACCAGATTAACGGCCAATTCCAGAGCCTTGGGGAAGTTATCGGGGGAGTAGTTGCAGATGGCTTTGTGCAAATATTTGACGACCTAATCTCTGGCTCTAAAACCGCAGGGGAAGCCTTTGCCGACTTTGGGAAATTAATCCTCTCGACTATCGCTAAGATGATCGTGCAATTCCTGATTTTAAAAGCCGTGCAACTATTTACGGGTTTTGGGGGAGGCTTTGGAGGAGGAGGAGGAGGGGCAACTACTCTCTCAGGATTCCCCTCAACACCTGGGGTAGTGGCTGCTGCTGGTGGGGGACTAATTACAGGCCCTGGTACCGGGACAAGTGACTCTATCCCTGCTTTCCTCAGTAATGGGGAGTTTGTGTTCACCGCCGCCGCCGTTCGCAACTACGGCGTTCATCTCCTCAATGACCTCAATCAAGGAAGAGTACCACGGCTTAACCTTTCAGATTTACCTATTCAATCTCAATCTCAAACCTACAACCGCGCTGCTACAGTAAATATTGCTGTAACCACGCCGAACGCTGACAGCTTTAACAAATCCGAGCATCAGATAGGCAAGGAAGCAGCCGAAATGATTCGTAGAACAATTTCTAGACTTTAGGGACTAAACTAAAACAGGAGGTTAACTAATGTCCTTTAACGAACCTAACAGACGTGCTTCAGATATCTACATCCCCCTCTCTCTGTTAACGGGGGCGGCAGCCTTATTACTAGCTTTGTGGGGGCTGTACGATTCTTTTAGCAAAAATACGATTGCTCAAGAAAATCGGTTTACTAAGCTTGAATCACGGCTAGAAGAGACTTTTAGAAAATCCGAAGATTTTGAAGCCCGTCTTAGGGACTTAGAATCCATAAAATCTAAATAATCACCCGAGTAAATAATGTAGGCCTTATTATAATTTCATTTAACAAATGCACACAAATCACAAAAATCAACTGTTATCTTTCGCAATTTTGTGTTTTTTCACGATTTCTGTTGTTGCAGTCCAGTTTCTAATAAATAAGGTAAATCACATGACTTTAAAAATATTAAATCCTACCAACGGACAAAATGAAATTTTTAGACGTTAATGCAATCGCCAAACTCTTTAAATCAGTCCAGTCACTTGCCTACTGTTGGAGATTAGAACGGACTGACGGGACGATCCTAGGCTTTACTAGCTATGATCGGGATTTGATTATTGACGGCATTACTTATAAAGCCAGTAGTGGGATAGCCCCCACCGCCGCCGAAGTTAACAATAAATTAGAGGTTTCCAATATTTCCTTAGTCAGTTTTTTCCTAGATTCTGATGGAATATCGGAAGCCGATATATTGCTAGGGCTTTACGACTACGCTAAAGTACAGATGTTCCTTGTCGATTATTTAGACTTGCCAGTTAATTTAACAAGTCAACCCTACAAGCATATTGCCTTATTAGAAGGCACGCTAGGACAGATAACTAGCACGGATAAAGGGTTTAGCGTAGAGCTTAGGTCTTTCACTCAATACTTGATTCAAAAGAAAAGTCAGTTAACCAGCCCCTTTTGCCGTTACGACTTTGGGGATGATAACTGTACCGTTAATCTTGCTTCCTACACCGATACCCTGACCGTAGACGCGGCGGGGGATAATCAAACTATTACCACGGTAGAGACCCTGACACCCGACAAGTATAAATATGGCTACCTTATTTTTAGCTCGGGGGTAGGGGCAGGGAAAAAACTATCTATCAGTGGAAATTTGACTAATTCGATTACCCTATTTGAGGCGGCGCCGTGGAATATTGCGGATGGCGATCAATTTGAAGCCGTAGCTGGCTGCAATAAAACTAGAGAAGCCTGTAAAAGCTTCTCTAATATCCTCAACTTTGGAGGAGAGCCAGATATTCCCGGAGTAGATGAATACCTAGCGGGGTATCAGTAAGCTAAAATGCTATCAAATACGAAATGGTTGCGGATTTGATAGAAGTTCTTTTAGGATTACTTGTAGGAATTACTGTTTGCGGGTTATTAATAACCGTAGTGCTAGGTTTATGGATAGTCCGAAAACTACGGAAATAATTAGGATAGCCCGCTCTTACCTTGACACCCCTTACCACCACCTCGGGAGAATTAAGGGAGTAGGAATTGATTGCCTTGGGTTAGTGATTTGTGTAGCTCAAGAGCTAGGGCTACCAGTAAGGGATAAACCGACTTACAGCCGCTACGCTACAGGGCTGAACCTTTTTCAAGAATTTGGAGAACAGTGTCAACCCCGTGAGAGGGGAGAGGGGGCTATCCTAATCTTTGCTACAAGAAAATTGCCTAACCACTGTGGGATTGAAAGTAGAATAGATGGGCAACCCTCGGTAATTCATGCTTACGGGCCCAGTGAGGAGCGGCGGGGGGAAAGAAGAAGCCCGAGCCAAGTAGTAGAACACCTTTTAGGGGATTGGTGGGAGAATAAAATAGTAGGGGTGTACGATTTCCCGAAAGCAGAAAATGTTTAATAAGATAAACAAAAGTGATTTATTTGGGCTTCTCTGCCTAGCGTGGGCAGGAATAGTGTTCTATTTCCCTCCTCAGTGGGTATCTCCTGCGGACAGAATGAGTATTGTTTGGGCTTTAGGAGGGGCAGGGTTAACTCTTCTGAATTCAATCTTTTTTAATGCGAGGAGTAAATAGTGTTTGCCGAGACCAGATTAAACCTTGGGTATGACTACGGCACTATTGGGGGACCTCGATTCTTGACCTCGGTAGTGGTTGATGGGGCGGGGCAGCAGACCAGAATTATCAATTGGGCGCAACCACTAGGCCGGTGGCAACTAGGACAAAGAACCCTGACCAGAGCAGAGATTGATTATTTCCTCGGCTTTCACGCCGCAAGGAAGGGAAGCTTAGAGGGATTTCGATTCAAAGATTGGGCAGATTATAAGATTAATAATTCAATTGGGGTAGGGGATGGGACAATTACGGAGTATCAACTTTATAAACTTTACACTTTTGGTACTGATTCAGTAAAGAGGCCAATAACCAAACCAGTAACAGGACTCAGTATTTTAGTTGACGGGGTAGAGGAAGAAGATTTAGAAATTGATTTCTCCACGGGGCTAGTGACCTTTGATAATCCTCCTGCTGAGGATGCCATCATTACCGCCGTAGGTACTTTTGATGTTCCAGTCAGATTTGAGCAGGATTCTATTAATTTTCGGTTTGTGGCAAAAAACCTTTTTCAATTAGACGCGCTTTCTATCGTTGAGGTTAGAATTAAAGAAGAATTACCTCTAGCGAATCAAATCCCCGATAGTCTTGGGCTGATTCCTCTCAATTACGATTTTGAGACTATCGGGGGTACTTCTTTTTCTACTCAAATCCTGCCTAATCGGGGGGGATTTGAAAGAAGAATACAAAATTGGTCAGTCCCCCTCAAAAAGTTCCAAGTTGGGGATAGAGTCGTCAACGTTTCCGAGTTAGAGGAACTGATTGCTTTGTTCAGAGTTGCCCGAGGCGGGGCTGTACAATTTAGGTACTACGATCACCAAACCGAGATAGAAATACCTGTCAGGTTTGAAGCGGATTCCCTTGATTTTAGATTTGATGCGGCTACCTCAGAGGAAGTCGGAGAAAAATTATTTAATCTTTCTGGACTTCCTCTAATTCAATCCTTAGTTATTTACGGTAGTTTAATAGAATCTAGAACCGTTGCCTTTAAAGATACGGTAGAGCCTAATCCCCCTAACGGAATTTACCCTTTTACTATCACCGCCCCTTCTCAATTTGACGGCTATTCTGACCTTCAAATTAAAGCTTATTTAGTTCAGGCGTCTTGGGACAACCGAGCTATTCTTGGCCTCTTTTCTAACAATACTTTAGGTACTTATAGCGGTAATTACTTTATTGGTACTGGCAAAAGTTTTAACGCGATAGTAATCCAAGATAGTGCAGGACCTTGTTATTTTACTGGAAGTATTCGGTGGGAAGCGTGGACTATATCGTAAAGTAGCCACTTCCCGAATTGTAAAGAGTAGATACTTCACTGGAGGTAAAAGTGCGATTAGCCAAAATCACCTGAGACAAAAAACAATTTGCGTTATTAACGCTTGTTCCTACTATTCCGCCAAATTGAATTAAGGCTGCGGGATGAATGGCGGGAGTGCCAACAAAACTCCCTGAAGCACTAAAGCTCCCATTTTTAAACATTTCTACCGTCTTAGTGGAATTAGTATAATTAAAAGTCCAGTGTTCCCACGTCAGAATACTAGAAGCACCTGTTATTGAGAAAATCTCCGATGCCGAACTATTAAGTATTTGTAGATATATTTTTTGATAAGCTGGATGTCCTGAATCATTAATATAGTAAATAACCCATTCTTTCCCACTGCTAGTAGATTGGTATTTATTAAGTATTGCTTGATAATTATTTGAAGTGGTGTTATTATAAAGCCAAAAACTAATGCCTCTATCCTGATTAAAGCTAAAATCTGTCGAATTATTTAATTGTAACGTTGTGTTATTAAATGCCATTGAAGGAGCTTGTCCGTTACTAGAAGCCCCGTAGCTTAAAGACATCCCATTAATAGCGTTATTATTAGCAAAATTTTTCCCTCTTTCATACCAGCACAAAAAATCACTATTTACAAAAGGACTTCTAACGGAATTAATGGGATAGGTAATAGGGTCAACGGCGTTTCCTCCTCTTCTAAGGTTACGTCTCAAAAATTTAGAAGTGTAATCAAGGGTACGAATTATCACGCAGCAAACTCCTGCCCAAAAAGGGTTATTTTAGCCCCTGTGGTCGTAGCTGCCGAGGCTTTAATAGAGTCGCCTGTTTCTAATATCAAATCAGCTAGTTCCAAGACTCCGTTAGCTTCTATCGCTACCCCATTAAGCAATT